TCAGTGTCATGAGCTTTTACAAACTTCTGACCCATTTCATCTTTTGGCATGTAGTCAACCCCTGGAAGTTCTCCAGTTGAACCAGCTCTAACCTTAGATTTATTTACGCCTTCCAACTCCTTTAAGTTTTTAGGAGCAACACTTCTTAGGGGTTTCTTAGCCATTAGTAATCTTCCTCTGAGTTATATTCGCTTTCAAAATCTTCTTCTGAAGAATACATACTTTGTGCGATTTGAATTTTTCTATCATTAACCGCAGCTTGTATTTTATCTACCATTAACTCACCAAACACATGTTCAAAATCTAATGGTTGTTGATTGGTAGATGTTGCAATTAAATCTTCTATACTGTATTTATTATTCTCTGTCATGTTATATTCTCCTTATTGGGCAGTAGTACCGCCACCAGTACCCATTTTTTTCACTACATCTGGATTTTTGGCAACTATTTGTACAGCAGCTTTGTATTTGGATTGATCTTGAATTGAACGCTGTGATTTAGGTTTTTTCTTCATTTGATCTACAGTAATCATTGCCTGTCTAACTTCTTCAATTTTATTTGGATCAGCTTCAGGTTGTTGATTATCATCAGCTGGAGGTTGTGCAGCCTGTTGTTGCTGTTGAAGCATTTGCACATTCTGTTCAATAGTTGGATTAATCCAACGTGGATCTTGTGATTGTGTTTCTTCGGTAATTTGCTCGTCCATTTTTTCAAGATCTTCATCAGTTTGATGAAGGATATTTTTACGAATCCAAGCATGGGAATAATATTTACCAACCATATCTTGAAGATTACGAGCAAGGTTTGCACGACCTTCAGTAATTTCATTATTTTTTAATTCAGTGAAATAATTATCTCTTGAATATTCATATTTGAAATCCATAGCAAGTTTTTGAAATTCTTCAATAGTCATTACACCCTTAAGAACTAATTGTTTCTCAAGAATTTTAGTAAATAGGCTAGAGAATCTCAAACGTAAACGAACAACGAAACGGTCAAATTTCAATTCGTCACGGGTAATTTCTGTTGCACGTCCAATAGAGAACAATGCATCTGAATTTAAACGGCTGATAGGAACATTCAATGTCTGAAGAAATTTCTTCTGAAAATAAAGAACGTCATCCATCTGGCCTAAAGTCTGACCGCCTGGAAGTGTGGTCACTTCTGTACCCTTTCCACCTTCACGACGTGGTAACCAGTAATCTTCTAGCATCGTCATGAATTTGCGGTCATCTCTTACTTCGCCTGATGAGGCGTCGTAAATCAATCTGTTTTTATGCTTAACCATAATGTCGCGAACATATTGTTCAGCTTTCATCTTAGGTAAGTTACCAACGTCGATATACCAAATACGACGTTCAGGTGCACGAGCAAGGCGATAGATAACCAATGCGTCTTCAAGTGTGCGCAACTGGTTCAATGCCTTAATAGCTTTGTGTAGATATGATAGAACCATTGTACCTTGGTTATCAGTTAAACCAGATACAATGTGAAGTACTGAATCTTTAGCAATTTTTAAACCATTTGAACTTGGCCCAACTGCTTTGTTACCGTAATTGAAACCTTTATCATTGAAGATAAAGTATTCATTAACAGTTTTTGTCATAACACCTTCACCAGTAGTCATACCAGTTTGTAGTTTTCTTTTAGCAACTTCACGAACTTTACGGATCTTGCGTGGATCTACGTATCTAAGTTCTTTGATGCCTTCTTTAACTGCTTTGTCATCAACAAGAACATGATAGTATAAACGGCCATCGATATACCAACGGCGATAAATGTCATATGCATGTTTGTTGAAATCAAGAAGTTTCAAGCATTGCTGAAATTCTTCTCTAATAACTTTTTTAATATTATCGGAAATATCTGTATTGTCTAAATTAATATCGACAATAGTTTCATCATCACAAGATAATGATTCATTTACAATTTCATCAACCGCTGCATCACATTCTGGCTGAAGAGCCATTTCGCGGTATTTTGTAACTAATTCTGCTTCTGTTCTTACTGTACCGTCAAGATCAACGTATGTGCCATAAGCACCACCTGCTGCTACTACTACTGCTCCGTCATCATTCTCCTTTGGGGCGAATGAAGGTAGCGTATCAACTGGTATTTTACGTTTGAATTCAAACCCAAATAGTTCTGCCATTTAAATCTCCAAAATGGAGAGGGGTTTTATCCCCTCTCCGTTATCACTGTAATAATATTTAGGCTGGACCAGCTGGGCCATCTTCGAGAGCTGCTTGGCCATAGACGTTTACGCCACCAGCTTTTTTATCAGAAGCTTCGATTCCTGGAATCCAATAATCATAAGCAAAGTTAACTGTGAATGTTTCAACTTGGTTAGCTGAATCCCAGTCTAGAGCAATTGGACCAATAGTGGTTGGGAAAGCTCCAACTATTAGATATGATCTAAGTTCAGAACCGTCTTTACCATATTGAATAACTTCAAGGTCTTGCTTATAAAGTTCGAAGTTAAGGTTAGGATCGCGAACATTTGATACAAGACGATTAAGACCGTTTGACCATGTTTCGAACAATGCACGAACAGCGAAATCTTCGTCATTCATTACTGTTACTGACCAATCAGAGAAAGTACGTTCGCCAGCAACTTTAATTTTACGACCAAAATATGGAACGTCGATTGAAGCTACAGTTGAATCTGGTAGTTCAGCTGCACGGCAGACGAAACGAAACTTGTCTACTGAAACATTGTCGATACCAATGCCAGTTGGTACTGACATGAATACATTGAAGAGGGATGGTCTAGTACCACCGTATACTAGACCATTAGATTTGAAAGCACTAATATTAAAAGGCATCTACATTACTCCTTTGAGTTTTATCTATTTATTAAAACTGACCAACAACTTCGGAGAACTGAACACCAGTAGCAACAGCTACGAAATTCAATTGGATAAAGTTGATAGAACGAGCTGGCTTAATATAGATATCGCCAACGAACTGATTCGAATCAACAATAGTAGGTGTATTGTTGGTGTCATCACAGACAACTAAGAAGTCAGTAATACCGCGACGACCTTGAATAGTGCGTAGGTATGGAGTTACAAGATTTTTAAACTGTGATCTTGTAAATGCATCGTTGAATTCAAAGAGCGAATACTTTGCAGCGATTGATATTGCTTTTTCAAGAACAAGGAACAGACGACGAACATTGATGCGGTCGAATGCAGATGGTTTTGCTTGAAGAGTTTTATCGCCATAAAGAACAATGCCCTGTCCAGGGAATGCAACAACTGGATTAATACCATTCTTATATAGAGTATCACGATCAGTATGTTTTGGGTTATACGCTAACTTAACAATATTTTTGATTTGACCGCGATTGAAACCAGCAGGTGACCACCATGCATCGTTAGTTTGATCTGTACGAGCGCATAGACCAGCAACGTCACCATTCAACGGAATCCAACGATAGATATCGTTGTAACGATCGTATTGATACTTGTAGCCAGAATCCATTACAGCGTATGAAGTAGAATGAAGATTATTTCTCCAACCAACTAGATTAGCTGCTTCTAAACCATATTGGCCAATTTCAAGAGATTTGTCTGGTGAAATAAGAGCAATACAATCGGCGCGAAGTGTTACGATATTATCAATGATATAGTTAGCTAGCTGATAAGTCTGGCCAGAAGGTCCAAGAGGACGACCCTGAAGAACTAGAGAAATATCTACATCTTCTGCAGATTGGAATAAATTATAAGCATTTGCAATAATCGCAAGATTATTTGCATTTGTTTCATCTAAACCGTCTGAACCAAGAACAAGCTGCATATTTGATGGGTTGCTATCAGTTGAAGATGATACAAGAGCAGCATTAGCTGAAGGAGAACCTGAACGATCATTTGCCCACCAGATATATGTCGAATTCTGGTTAATTACTTCTTTATAGTAATTTACAGAATTATCATCTGTTTTAGAATCAGTAGCTCTTGACATATTCGCGAATGTTTCAAGAATAGTACCTGGAGTACCAGTAAATAAACCATTGTCGTCAACAACAACAACGTGAAGCTCGTCGATAGCAGCTGAGTTACCGTTATTAATAACGTAATCAGAAGTTCCTGGAGCAACGTTAACAAGATTATGGAATTCCCAGTAACGAGAAACTGTGCTAGTTGAATACGCTGTAGCAAGTCTATAAGGAGCTTGGAACTGCATTGTTAGTGTTGTAGTATTAGCAGCAACGTTTGCAGTTACTGATAAAGTATTTGCAATTTGTAAATATTGGAAACCAATGGCTGCATTACCTGCAAGGATCTGATCTCCGACAGAATACTGAGCAGCATTAGCAAAACCATTAGACTGGCCAGAGAACACAACAGAAGCTGTATTGCTACCAATATTAAACGATACTACACCGTATTGATAAGAACCAGCAGCTCCAGCAACTGCGCCTGTACCAACTGAAGAGTTAGCATAACCGTTTGCATATGTTACGTTTGAAGAGAAAGCATTTACAGAATCACAAACAGAAATTCTTAAAGAATTACCGATTGCACCTGGATATCTTGCAACGTAGCTAACGCCTGTATCGAAATTACCATTAACTGTTAAGTATGTAGTTGAATTGGTAACAATCTGGTTAGAAAGGTTTGCAGTATATGGAGTCGCTGTTACTGGATCGAAAGCTAAAGCAGTATATGATGTTTCTGGGTGACCAAAATAGATACCAACAGCGCCATTTGTTACGCCAGAAGTATTAGACATAGTAAAGCAAGTGGTATTAACAATTGCGGTAATTACAGTAGATATGGCAGGAACAAATGCATTTGCATTAGTAATTTGAGTTACATACATACCAGTCGAAAGACCAGCTGTATTTGAAACATATACGTTAGCAGCGGTTGCGGTGACGTTACCTGAAACTACTGGAGTAGCACCGCTAGTATTAGCTGCACGTGATACATATAGGCTATTTGAATATGATAGGAAGTTAGCCGCTGTGAAAAACGTTTCAGCGTTATAATTTGTTGGTTTACCGAATAAGTTAACCAATTTTGATTCTGAATCGACTTGTACTCTTTGGGATACTGGACCCCAACGGAATACACCAGCAATCGCACCATCAGAACTAGCAACTGATGGAACAACTGTAGTAAGATCGATTTCCGTAATATTAACGCCTGGACTTAGTTGAACTGCCATTTTTTCTCTCCTTTTAAACGAGAATATAATTTTGTTTATGTTATTTATTAAAAGTCTTCTCTTACATTCCACATCCAACTATCAGGCACAAATTTTTCAATAGTTTCATCATATTCATCTCTTCCATCCTCAAAAAATCCGAAAGGAACCATGTCTTGGTCTAGATCTTCGTCAGACTTTTCTTTCATTGATAAGAGAGTGTTTATGTTAGTATAGTCTTTAAAATATTGCTGTTCAGAAAGCCAAGCAAATAGCACCAATGGCATAACCATGTCATCATGTTTTCCAGACTCAGCTTCAAACGAGTTAGCTTTCTTAGAGAAAGTAGAAAACTCATGAATAGTATGAAAGTCGTTAATCAAAAGCTGATTTTGTTCTATTAATAATTTTAAAATAGAACAACCAATTGATTTAACAATTTTTGTAGTACGAATACCTTTATCTACGCTACCTCCACCGAAACCGCTGGTAATACGTTTACCTGATCTACCTGCATTTTCAGTAAAGAGAACACTTTCATATCCCAAATCATAGTGTAGAGTATGAGCAACCTGCTCACCAATATCATTTACTTCAACAAGAACTGATGCATTATTATATGCTTTTGCTACTCTATGTATAACTTCAGCATAGTCAGCAGGGCCAATATGATTATTTCTATATGTACACGCCTGTTGATAAGGCATTGATGTGACATCCATTAATTGGAATGCAGAGTAATCTAAACCTTTACCTCGAGAAACGTCACACACCATCATATATACATGGTCTTTAATTGGTTGGAAATACTGAGCCAATCCTTCTTTATTAACCAATGGAGTTTGGTGAACCATCTCCTTCAGTTTCCAACCTGCAATGAGAGTTCCAGAAGAACCTAGAAATTCACAGCAATATTCCTGATTGAATTTCTCATTATCGAAGTTCATTGCAGCAAGAGTATCTTGCCTCCAAGCCTCGTTTCTTCCAGGAACATTCTCCCATGCAACACGAATACTTTGGTATTGGTTGCGTTTCTCTATAGCATTAATCCAAATACTATAGAAATGGTTTAACCCATTTGGTGTTGAAACGAGAATAATCTTAGATTCAGAACCAGAAGAAATCGTAGGATAAACCGATGTAAAAAAGTCATCCCAGTTTTCGATAAAGGCTGCTTCGTCGATGAATAGAAGGTTGATCGAATAACCACGGATGGCGTCTGTTGAGGTAGCGGAAGCTATAACTCTTGAACCATTTTCGAGTTCCATCGAACCCTTATTCCATTCTTTGATGCCCTGTTGTAACCAAACTGGAAGATGTTGATACGCCAGCTGAATACGCCCAAGAATTTCACGAGCAGTATCGCCTTTGTTGGCAAGTAGAGCTACAGTTTTATCAGCATGGAAAATAATATACCAAAGAATAAATGCGCAAGTGGTAGTTGACTTACCCGCCTGACGAGCCGTAGTAATAATATTAAAACGGTTAGCAGCAAAGGAACGTAACATTTCCTTTTGGTAATCATAAAGTGTAAACCCAATAAGACCTTTATCGACGTTTACGATCTTCATATAAGACTCAGTAAAATATACTGGATCTTTAGAGCATTTAATGTACTCTTGAACTAGCTGTGGTGTCCACTCTATCGGTTGGTTAGCACGTTTTAATAGAGTATTACCATTATAGCCAGTGGCTACTTTACCTAAATCTGGAGTTAACATTATGATTTCATATCAGATATAACCTTTTGTAATTCAGCAGTAGAACCGACAAAAAGATTATTAGTTATATTTTTAGCCTGTGCATTTGTAGGTGCATCGACAGCGTTAATTTCTCTAATTTTAGTTTGAAGATCTAGAAGATCTTTATTAGCTTGAAGCATAGTATCCATAAGCTTTGCTAATACTTCAAACGCTCTTGGGTGTTGAGAGCTGTCTGCAATTTGTCCAAGTTTGAATATAGCTTCTTGACCATTTTGAATTACTTCGTGTATATTAGCGCGAGCTGCTTCAAAATCATTGAGCGCACTATCATTGTGGGCTGTTGCTATAATATTCTGTACCGTACTATTAGTTGGTAGAGGATTTATTCCAAGAGCTTCACTTAAAGGATCATTATTAGAATTATTTGTCATTTTTTCAACTTGGTTTTACATTAGTTATTTCCGTAATAAAGCCATAATCGTCTGTTGCTAATATTTCTTCGTACGGAATAGATAAACTTGCATTTGATGTAGGGGTGCCATTGGCAGTAAGTCCAGGCTGAATAGTAATATATTCAGAAACTGGAGTATTACCTACAGCTGTAGAATCCACATTTGCAGGTATAAGGAAATTTGCTTCAACGAATTTAATAACGCCACCTTTTTTAACTGGTCCATATAATGTGCCTTTTAATAGCAAATCAAGAGTCCAAATAATTGCTCTACGTTCTTTAAAGTCGCCATCATATTTATCTTCATATTTAATATCATTTAAAATCACTGGTATATCTAGTACTATTTCCATCTCAGGAATTAATTTGACAGTAGTTGTCCAATCTGGTGTAAAAAATGGAAGTATTTGTTCTATAATTTTAGTTCCATCTTCTGTATTTTTAACATAGATACTAACTTTAAATTCTATATTATATGGAACTGGATTATATTGATAATTCATGTAAGTATTGCTATTAGAAATAGCTGATCTACCAACTGTGTTTAATTTTCTAGTTCCATCATATCTCATCTGGCCCATTTCAAATGAAATCATAGGTAATGTCGTTGTTGCTGTTTGTCTATCAAGATTAGGGTCTTGAAGAACACGTGCAAGCATTTTATCTTTGGCAGCATATGTAACAGGTACTTTTATAAGAGCTGTTTCATCTCCAGATTCGCCCTCTTTTGTAATACGAATATCATTGAATAAAGTTCCAATAAGTATAACATATTTACGAATTAAGCTGAAGTAAAAAGTTTGACCGAACATTATTCATTACCTTCACTGAAAGGATCATTTGAACTGAAATCAATAAACATATCTGATTCTTTCTGTATTTCATCATTGTCTGCGGCGACTAGAAGTTTGTTTAGTATAGCACCTTCAAGAACTATATAATTACCATCTTCTGTCATAATGCTATCTCCAGATTCAGTTTTAATAGTCCAATCTAATTGATTAGTGCTGAATTTTTTCTGAAGAATATCAATTTCAGGAATACCTGTATTGATCGTTTCATTTGAATATTCGAATAATTCACAGGTTAATTCCCATGTTTGTAATGCACCTAACTGATAAAACATCTCAAACTTAGATACAAATTTAATTTGGAAACATTTTTTATTTAATGGGAAATATATAAGGTCGCCTTCATTTGGTCTTAATTGTGCATTATATGATGCGATATCCTCGTTAAATCTTCTTTGGGCGATAGAAAATACAACTTGGTCTCTAATTTCAAGACCAAATTTAGACATAAAATTACCATCGCCTGAGAAACCATTAACCGATTTAATATACAGTTCAATTGGATATGCATGAATATAACTTGATTGGTCGTCGGCTCCGTAAACTGAATCATAGTTATTCAGCTGACGTGGAATATAATACATATCTTCTCCATAAATTTTTATGGATTCAATAATCAAATTCTCAATAAGCAATTGCTCTTGAGATGATTGAAAATTATTGAAGAAGAAATTAGTCGCCATTAACTTAACCTATCTGATCTGAAACAGGTATAGTTATAGTCATCATTTCTTTCTCAAGTTCTGCACGTTCTTGAGTTGCTTCATCATATATTTTTTGACCATTAAACTTTAATCCTCCAGGCATTTGCATACCTTCGAATTTTTTTAAGTTTTGACCCCATTGTTGTTTAATAAGACATTCAGCATAACGTGATAACCAACGATCACCCCAACAACGTGTGAATAAGTCTGGATCTACGATTTGATATGCTTCAATAATTAGATAATCACCAACGTTGATGATATTCCAATCCATATCAATAAAACATTGATTTTGGTGACGGTTATATCTTAGGGGCTGTTTACCGACAAGCATTTGTTCAAGGAACTGTACATGCTGCATAGCCATATAATATGGAACCATAGAAACAGATGTAAGCGTATACAGATCGTTTAATGCGATCTGATAACGAATGTTGAATAGGTTGTTGGTATTAAGAGCTTGACCAATTTCAAAAATATTAACAACACCAATAATATTGTCTGGCATAGTAACATAACGATTAGTTATGTCTTGTGCGCTTACTTGATGCTTATAATAAATTTTATCTGAGCCATCGAAATGATAATCCCAGAAATAACGTAGAGCTTCATCAATACGATCTTCTACCTGATCATCATCGACGTTAATTTCAATGACAGGTTTACCGAGTTTACGAAGGCAATATTCTTTAAATTGAGGTCTGCTTGTTGGTAGCGCCATTAGTAACTCCTGTTTTTATTCTATTTATAGTTACCTGATTACCCAAATACGAACTTGGCCATCCGCGCCATTTTTTTGTATACCGCCACCGCCGCCTCCAGGAGTCAGAGGAGCAAATGAATTATTTCCACCCGCGCCACCAAAAATAGAAGTACTTATTACAGTGTTTACCGAACCACCGCCACCACCATATATAGAATTTCCTGGATAACTACTTTTATTCGTAAGCCATTGTCCGCCACCACCACCGCCATAAACAGAAGAACCAGCGTTTCCATAATTTCCATTAGTATTGGCCCATGCAGATCCACCACCACCAAATGTCGAGTCGCCTCCGTTAACACCACTAGTGGCCACTGCTCCACCTAATGGTCCACCTGCTGTATTTGTACTGGCTGCAGAAATTAAACCTCCACCAGCTCCACTTGTTCCAGATGTTGAGGCTTCAACACCGCCACCGCCACCATAAGCATAAAGTATATTACCATTCCCAAAAAATTGAGAATATCCACCATCACCACCTTGGCTGTGACCCCCATCAGCTCCACCTGTTCCTACTGTAACATAAACTGAACTAGATAAATCAGAAAGTTTATAAGTTCCCATAGCAAAGGCACCACCGCCACCACAATTGATATAACCACCATTAGTAGAAGCTCCACCACCAGCACCCCACAACATAACTAAAACTTGCTCATTACCAGTTAATAGAGGTTGTATTGGATTAGTAACATCATTTAATGGATTTATCCAGTTACCAGTTGTAGTAACATATTGGGTATTGACAATACCTCCCATGCCTCCAGGAAAATTAATACCATTCCAAGTTAATCCACCAAGGGTAAGGGTAGGAACTGAAATTGAATTTGCAGTTATTATACTTGCATTTGAAGTATTGTATGTACTAGAATATGAATTAATTTGGCCATATGTTCCTGCACCTACTCTAACATATGGTGCATCATTGAAAAAATATCCAGTTAAATTAGTTCCAAATTTAGATGTAGCTATATTATTTGGAGGAGCAAATGATAAAGTAAATCCAGATGATACGTATGTACCCAATAATATTCTTACAGGAGTATATACACCTGCAGTAAATTTAATATTAAAATAATTATTTTGATATTGATTATTCATATAGATATTAGCGCCAGTAACAGATTTACTGGTATCTAAAAAATAATTAGAACTATTAGCAACGCCTAGCCCAGCATTGGCGCCAACCCACATATTAAATACACTAGCACCATCCCCAGTAACATTAAAATTCCAATTACCACTAACTGGAGCTAAAAAATATCCAGTAAACATATATGTACTATCTGCACTATATGGTGCGCCATTTGCAAAAGATCTAAAATCTAAATCAGTAAAATAAGATACGTTATTGGGCTGAAGACTATATGTGAAAATATCATTCCAAGAAGCTCCGTATAATGCGGCTCCGAAATTATATTGATAACCAAGCAGACCACTACCAAGAGAACTTGCAAGTTGAACATTTGATCCAATTGTTGTGTCATTGTCAAGATATAACCCATTAATATTTAATGGTGTGCTAGTAATTACCGTATTGACGTTTACATTTGATACATCTAATTCCATGTTATTATCCTACGTGTTGTATCCAAACGCGAACTTCACCGCGAGCACCTGTAAATCCATTCACTAAGCCTTGGCCACCGCCACCGCCACCGCCTGGAGTTGTTGCTAGTACTGAAGAGTTTCCGCCATTTCCGCCAAAATTAGATGTACCAGTAGAGCCGCTTGTCGCGCCACCGCCACCGCCATAGATAGAAGAACCACCAACTCCTGATGATCTACCGCCACCGCCACCGCCATATATTGAATTACCACCAGCACCGCCATTTAATGAACTATTTGCTCCAAATCCACCACCAAATGTAGAATCAAATATAGTACCATTTCCTCCAATAGGACCACCTCCAATTTGAGCAGTTCCATCAGTAGTACTAGAAGGTGTACTTCCAGTAGAAAACCATCCACCACCACTACCTGAAGCTCCTGCAGTAGTATTTCCACTTCCACCGCCACCACCATATGCAGTTATAATTGTTGGAACTACAGAGTTGGCGTAGAATATTGATGATTGTCCTGCAGCTCCATTATTTACAACAGCGCCACCATTTGCTCCACCAGATCCTACAACAACATTACAAACTGCGTTACATTGAGATGCTAAAAGGTTAACTACGACACATGCGCCACCGCCACCAGCTTTTCCTGAGGTAGTTCCACCTCCACCTCCACCACCTCCCCATGCCATAATAGTAACAAGATCATTTGGACCAGCATTAGATGGTTTTGTCCAAGTTCCATTTGCAGTAAATACTTGATAATTTATTGTATTTGCAAATGTTGGAAAAGTATTATATGTAGTACCATTAATGATAATACTATTTGTTGTTAAACCATCTGCAGTTATAGTAGTATTAACAGAACTATTACCAACATAAATTGCAGTGCTATTGATTAAAATATTTGAGCTATTAATTATAAGATTTGAACCTACAACTAAAGAAGAAGAATTATATTGTATTTGCAAATTACCTGATGTATTACCATATGACAAACTATTAGTTGCAACTGTACCTGAATAGATAGTATCTACGTTTACTGATGACATTAATATAATTTCCTTATGGTGTAAATACGTACTTCACCGCGAGCGCCTGCATTATTTGCACCACCACCGCCTCCTGGTGTAGTAGCAGATACTGAACCATTCCCACCAAATCCTCCGTACACTGAAGATCCTATTCCTGTACTACCGCCGCCACCGCCACCATATATTGAAATACCTGGAGATGATGTACCACCTGCAGCGCCACCGTAAATAGAATTTCGGCTTTCTGTACCATTAGTATTAGCTCCACCGCCACCAAAAGTTGAAGAACTATTTATTGCTGAATTATTTCCCCCAAGGGGTCCACCACCAGTTCCTGCGCTACCCGCTCCAAACCATCCACCTCCGCCGCCGACCACTGTAGTATTAGCAGGTCCGCCGCCATAAGCAGTTAAAGTTGGAACTTGTGATCCAGCAGTATTAAAACTAGAATTGCCACCAGCAACTCCTGCGGCTCCACCAGAACCAACTGTTACAGTGTATGAAGCATTTGCTAATTGACTCATAGTATAAATTCCATAAACAAAAGCACCGCCACCGCCACCTAAGCCTGTGTTTCCACCACCACCACCGCCCCACATATGAACGAATACGAGCTCGTAACCAGTTGTTGCCCAAGAAGGTGCAGTCCAAGTTCCATTTGCAGTAAATATTTGAGTATTAACAGTCTCTGTATTAGTTGGAAACATGACAGGTGAAACACTAATGCCATTATTACCAATAGCATTAGCTGCAAAAAGAGTATAATCATAATTAAACGCTGTAAACGGACCATTCCAAGCAGCAGAATTAACAAATCCACCAACATAAATCGTAGGTGTACTAATTTGACCTTTTATTATTATATTGGCTGAAGAATTACCAACTGATATAGCAGTTGTGTTTATAGTTATACCACCGCCTTGTACACTAGTAGCATTAGAACCATATGCACTTATTGTATTTGGAGACAATGCTAAGGTTGATGATATATTAGGTAAAGCTATAGCTGTTGTGTTGATGGTAGCTGCATTAGTATTTGTTGCATAAACAATACTATTTGTCGATAACACATTATTAGATGATAGTTTATCAACGACAATAATCGACATTAATTAGTCCTTAAGTATTTGCAGAATTCCATTGATCAACGTATGGCTGTACAAGAGTTATATCATCAAGCCAAATACGATCGCCTTGATATACTTCGATGTTTCCATATGTATCATACCACTGTATAACTCTCCAGTTTGCATCTGTTGGAGTTACTTTATCTAGATGTTTGAATTGACCATCTACACCAATTGAATTATCAGGAAATATTACTGTTACTCTCATGATATCCTCTTATGTTTTGATGATATAGTTAATAACTATAGTTGGTTGAGTTACATTAGATGCGCCACCACTGCCTGCAGATTGAGTCGTTAAGGATCCAGTAACTGACTGCGGATAATAACCATTGGCAGTACCGCCTACGCTACCACCAACGCCAAGATTGTGACTGTGACTTGGCATTTGAGTTGTTGTAATTGTAAATGTTTCAGCACCACCCGATGCACCGAGGGTGGTTCCTGTGATACCAGAGCCGCCAGATGTAAGACGATTTGCAGCACTACCGCCCATATTATCAACGCCAGCAACTGCACGACCGCGAAGATCTGGAAGGTTAAATGTCGTCGAACCATCACCTGTACCATATGTAGTGCTAATAGCAGTGAATAAAGAAGAATAAGTTGTACGACTTACAGGTTGACCATACGCTAGTAACCAACCTGTTGGAGCTGCACTGCCTGCAAATGGAAGAACTACACCAGATGGAACAATATTAGAAGTTCCAATTACAACAGCTGCTGTTTGATTACTTGTATCTGGAAATGTAATACCATTTGTACCGTCTATTATTATTGACATTTATTTTCTCTCATTCGTAAAGTATGTTGACGGAACCAGCGTCAAAGGCATCAGCGCCGTTTACTGTGGTGATGCGTACTCGGTCGAGAGAACCAGAAAGAGTCACGTTGCCCGAACTACTTTCAGCTCTATCACCAATTGCATCAACTATTGTAGCGTTTTCAACCCAAGTATTTCCACTTATATTTAATAAATAAATAAACCCACTAAAAAGATATGTGGCACTAATTGCGCTTGTAACAATAAAACCAGTAGTTGACGTAACGCCAGCCGAACTTTGGGCATTAGATTGTGCTGATATTGACGCACTTACATATCCAGTACTTGTTATAGAACCACTACCAATTTGTATTAAGTAATTGGAATTTCCGTTTGTGCTAATGCCGTTAAATATGATCGTAATACGTTTTGCATAAGCTGGAATACCTGTGAAAGTAATTGTCGTGCCAGACGTAGATGCTTGTGACGTACCCTGTACGATATTCGTCGACACACCCTGGACAGCAGCAGTACCCGTACCAGCTGGAATCGTGACTGTACCTGTAGATGGTGGAATTAAAATGCCACCTGAAGTAGATACTAAGTTTCCTGAAAAACCATTTGATGTAATAGTACCAGTATTACTGATACTTACTGTATTTGCGCCATTAGTCTCAAACTGAAAAGCACCGCTACTATCAGATGATATTTGTAGCCCAGTAGTAGTTGTTGTTGCGTTAAATATTACTGCCATTTTAACTTCCTGTATTCGCTAATGCTTTTATTTGGGTAGTAAGAACTGAAAGTTGCGCTTGTAATTGTTCCAACGTTAATTTTGGGGCAATATATTCTTCCTGTGGCAAAGGCCAATTGTCAGTAATATCTTCATGTGGTTCGCTAGCTAAACGAATTTCCATGTGAGGAATTTGTGTTAGATCAGTTTCATCATATCCAAAAACTTCACCAGTTATAGTATTTTTAAAATATTTCATTATCTCATCTCCCACCAACTAGCTAATGTACCACCAACAACTGAATATGTTGCGCCATTTGGAACTGCCATAACGCAAGTTGACTGGAAAGAACTGCCTCCCCATGAAGCAGCAAATATTGCGCCTCCATTAACATATCCAACTATACTACTAGTTTGACTTGATGTGCTTACAGAAACCATAATGGTATAACCAGTGCTATTAGTATAAGTTGTAGAAAGAGCTCTAGTTGCAGTTACGTTACTCCAAGCGCCATTTAATCCGCCAGCAGTTGATATTGAAGCCCAAGAGCCGTTACCTGTAAGATATGTACTGCTATTGGCAGTACCAGAAGTAGTTTGTATGGCAGCAATTGGTAATGCATTACTTGAAGCATTAGTTATAATAGTACCATTTGTTGTTGGTAATGTAAGAGCGGTAGAACCTGATACTGCAGGTGCTTGAATAACTACTGAACCGCTAGTATCACCACTAAGCGTTAATGAACTCATAATATCACCCATTTGCTATTAGATGGAACTGTTACAGTCACACCTGAGTTAAAGGTTAAAGGACCAATTGACATAGCAGATTTACCTGCTGTAATTGTGTAACTTGCTGCTATTGTTCTACTTGTTTCGACAATGGCGCTACCAAATGATACCGCCGACTGTGTTATATACATAGCATTGGAACCAGCTGCAATAAATGAATAGTTGTTAGTACCAAGATACTGTATACCATTGTTTTGAGTCGATTCAAACCAAATATTAGCTACCTGTAGTGTTGACATATCAAACTCCTATTGCCATATAGTTCATTACAGTTGAAGTTGCACCAGCTGAATAATTTGTATACCATGAAAAATTTGTATTATTTGCACTAACAGTAGAAGCTTGAGTTATGTTAACTACGTTTTTTCCAGTTATTAGGAATGAATACAAAGTGTTAAACGGTGTTGTAAAAGATCCTATTGCAATAGTTGAAGCGTTAACTGTAGCTGTCATTGAACCCCATTGCATCAACAAACCATTTGGTAAACGAGAATAACCGTTAGCTGCAATAGTAGAAGAACCGAGTGTAAAGTTACCGTTGGCTTCCACTCTAGCAAGTGTAGTAGTAGCATTAGAGAACTGCGCTACAACACCTGTATTTGATTGTGCATAAAGAGCAGGTCCAGTATTTGATGAAGCAATAATACCATAACCTGTATTTGATAATCCGTAAACACCAGCAGTTCCAGATGGAGATGATCCATAAACACCATAACCTGTATTAGAAAATCCATAGACGCCTATTAAAGTATTCGAATTGCCATAAACACCATATGCAGTATTGGATATGCCAGTAATAGCAGTTACAGCGCCCGAATTTGTACCTGCAAGAATTTGTGTTGGAACATAAACTTGCCCATTAGAATAGAAATATGCATCTGGCGTAGCATAGTTACCATTGATAACTACACCAGCACCATTTGACCATACAACTAATGAACCGCTAGTAGTATTAGCAGAGGAGACTGATAAATCAGTTATGCTATTTGATGATTTTATATTTGCTACATTAAGTGTACTCATAGTATTACCAATCTACCGCCAGTTGAAATTGTTATCGAATAAGCACCGCTGATTGTTATAGGACCAATAACAGATGCATTATCTTGCGCGTCAATAGTTACATTGTTAGAAACTGTATTGGCATTAATTCTAAACATATTGCCTGCATTTAAAGGAGAGCCAACTGCACCATAGTTACCTTTACTATAATCAGTACCGCCAGAAAAAGGAACACCATCGAAGTAAATACCAGAAGTTGTAACCCATGTATTACTTGATCCAGTACCGACATAAACATTACCTGTAAATGTAGCGCCAGATAATGTTGCATAGTTAGCTAAATTAGAAGTTAATTGTGTATTCGAAACTACGTTAGCAGCTGTTGTAGATCCAACATACAAAGTATTATTTGCTGTTTGAGATACAGATGTTGAATTTATCGTACCATTAACAGATGAATTACCGATGGTAATAATAGTTTGATTGGAGAAATATCCATTAGATGATGCACTAATCGTGCCGAAATATATAGCTGTTGAATTGACTATAGCTGTTGAATTGACGGTTAAACCGTCTTTAACTATGAAATTAGTGTCGGCCAAAGTTCACTCTCCCTATTGGCGATATTTCTTTTATTTATACAAATTATAGTTTTGTTAACTCGTTGGTTAAGAAACCCATATTTTAAGTATTTGATGTTGATGTATTAGAAGTATCTGGTAGATTTGGATCTGTAACAACAGTAATACTTCCATCATCTTCGATAATAGTTACAATACCTGTTTGAACATCTACTTGAATAATTGACATATTTTCCTCATTCGTAAAGTATGTTGACGGAACCAGCGTCTAAAGTATCTGGCGTCACAGAAGTTATTCTAACTCCAGTTAATGCTGCAGCAAGTGATATTATACCTGCAGAATAATATACAACACCGCCAGATATCTGAAGATTGCCAGATGATACCCATATATTACCACTAAGATTAGATATAGTAATTGAACCAGATGTCAAACTTGCAGCTGATGGTCCATCAACTGTTAAAAAACCTGCAGTGCTGGTGGCACTTCTGCAAGAAGAAACATAACCAGTAGATACTACAGTAGATGCACCAGTAATTAATTGAATTAAATAATTACTGGTGCTGCTCGTCGAAAACCCATTATACATTACTGTAATACGTTTTACATATGATGGAATACTAAGATAATCAACTGATGTTCCAGATGTAGTTGCGACTGCTGTACCAGACCTAACAGCAGAACTCCAAAAAGGCGAACCAGTAGCACCGTTCGAAACTAAAACTTGACCAGCTGTGCCAACTGAAGCATTGGCAGAAAATGGTACAGTAGTAGTTACTTGAGTAGAGTTAGCGATAAAAACAGATTGAACATTCAGTGGCACACTTATAGTAAGATTGCTGGTATTATTATTACCAAATATAGACCAAATTGCTCTCGGCTGGTTTGAAGTATTAGTAGAATAAAATACAAAGTTATCATCGTTCTGTTGATTGAAATATACGTTAGCGCCACCTGCAACAGGTGTAAATGATAATCTTTGGTTATTGACAGAAGAAGTAAATCCAACGTTACTGTAAACACTACTAGAGTTAATAGTTGCAATTGTATTTGTATTATTTGAAAATAAAGCTAACCTACCTGTATTTGACTGCGCATAAAGAGCAGTACCAGAATTTGATACAAAATATCCACCCTGCGCAGCTGTAGAAACGCCAAATACAGCGATAGAGCTATTAGAAGTAGAGTACACTCCATATCCAGTATTAGAAGTGGCATTAATAGCCGTAACAGTTGTACTGTTCGATCCAACAGTTATGGATGTGTCAACGTTAGCTGTACCGAATATTCTTGTTCCATTTGCAAGAAGCGCCATAAATTATCCCCTATTATACAAGTGTCGAAACCTCATCAAAATTACCCGCTATATTTAAAACACCATTACTGAATAATCTAGAGGCTTGTCCAGTTAAACTTGTTACTTCGTCAAATCCACCTAAAACTTGAAACAAACCATTACTATTTAATCTCTGTGGCGGACTTGTTAAAGATGGAGTTATATATGTAAGCGATGGGCTACTACTAACATTTGCAGGTGGACCATAAGCAAGCAATCCAGTAAGATCTCTTCTATATGGGCTAGAATCAAAAAATGCACTATTAGTAGGAAGATTATATGGTGTATTAAAAAGTATTTGAGTAGATGAGTTAGCTGTCAATTTAGTTGTTGGTGCAGTAAAATTACTAGTATATACAACTGTATTACTTATACGAATATCAGTCATATATCCATTAAATAATCTTGGCGCGGAATAATTCCAAGCAGCTATTGTAAGAATAGCATTTCCATAAGTAGTGGCTCCTATTGTATTACTACCAACGTTAGTACCATTTAACCAAAGCTTTCCAGTAGTTCCACTTACAGTAACTGCTACATGATTCCATGCATTATTAGTAACTAAATTAGTACCGCTATTTAAAGTTGTGGTTGATGTACCAGCATCATTTTGATATGTAACAAAACTTAACTGACCAGCAGTTGTGGCTATATGGAACATCCAGCCACCAGCATTGGAAACGTTGCCTGGAGAAACATCATTATATCCCATGATGCCCATGCTTGCCGTAATACCTAAAGGATATATCCACGCTTCCGCAGTTAAACCACCTGGAGTATTAGCCTGAAATACCGTATTTGATGGATAAGTCATATAATTCGTGGCGGCAGAGGCAAAATATAAACTACCAAGAGGAGGATTTAAAGAAACTTCATCTAAACAGTTATTTAAAACTAAAAGACTTCCATTACTGTATAATCTACTAACTAAAGCCATTATCCAAACACCGTGTCAAGACTACCTACTGTTGCATTATAATATGTATAAGCTTGGTTAGCGCCAGTTGAGTTAGCGTAACCTATACGACCTGCAGTATATATGTTACCATTTGCAGCTATACCACCATTTGAAATAATAGCGCCAGCAATCGCATTCGGCGCTGCATTGCTACTAGTAAATAATGTTTGGTTAGCTGAAAATGTTTGAGTATTAGACCAAGTATACTGAGCAGTAGTATTTATTGATGCTGTTACTGCCGCCCAGTATACGTTACCTGTTCCATTTGAAGTCAGTACTTGACCGATAGTACCTCCAGATCCTGTTGAATCGATAACAGATATACCAGCTGCAATTTTTACGTTCGCTCCAAAATAAGTTGTGCCATTGACTGACAATTTATCAATTGGTGCAGCATTACCAATACCCACATTACCGTTAGCAGAAAAACGAACACGTTCGTTGCTAGGTGTAGTGCTAGCACCTTGAGTTTTCATCAAGAATGCTATATCAGCACTATAATTACTATCATAAAATCTTATAGTACCAGGAGCTCCACCTGTCCAACTGTCATAGTTAGCGCCCATAATATCAGTATATGTGCCACCGCCACCGCCACCAAAAACATATAAACCTGCAGCATTATTAACAGCATATCCTGTTATTGCAGCTCTGGCTGTATCGCTAGTTTCTCCAAAAGCAGCATTTCCTTGACTATCTATCCTAGCAAGTAAAATTGGAGTGTTGCCACCACCATAGAAATTAATCTGTCCACCATATCCCGTCACGATATCTAAAGAAGCAGTTGAAACGCCCAGACCATATAATGATCCTGAATTATCATCATATACGCGTATCTTATTTACTGCTCCTGCAGTACCAGAAGCAGTTGAAGGAGTAATCGAAAGTGATGCATTTGGTGTATTAGTACCAATGCCTATGTTGCCATTTGATATAAAATATGCAGCTGTGCCAATCGTAGCCACATTAGTCGAGACTACTAAAGAAACCGTATTAGTCATCGATGAGTTAGCTGTAAATGCAGTGCCTACTGTGTGAGAAGCAGAATTGACAACACCAGTTGTATAAACACCAGTAGAATTGGCTGTAAATGTAGCACCAACTGTATGCGATGTAGCATTTACTGTACCGTTAACCGATAGTTTATCTGCAGGATTGTTGTTAGCAATACCTACGTTACCATTAGCTGCAATGAATAAACGAGTATTGGCGCCGATTGCAGAAGGTATAGCAGCACCATTACCAGATGCAGCATTACCAGATATAGTTGCAGTAAATACAGTTCCTGGATTACTGTCAGCTGCGCCAAACTGTGTAAAGTCGGTAGAGTTCGAAGATGCGCTGTTACTAAGAATAGTATACTGGACGCCAGATACAAGAGTCGTAGCCAGCTGAGTGGTTTGGTAGTTGAAGTAAGTTCTACCACCATAATCTTGAATCATATAGTTGCGGTTATCACCACGAAGTGTACCGATAGCTATAGAAGGATTTGTTGTACCTTGCCAACCAGCCTCAACGCCACCTGTAGGGCTGGAGCTATTTGCAAAAGTTGTTACACCAAAGTAAAAAGCGCCACCGTTATTATTACCTGTACCAAAATAACCATTCGGCACAGCAACAGTATTACCGAGAGAACCTGGATTAGTAATACCAACGGCCAAATTGGTACCTGTAACACTAAATTTTGTGTATGGTATATTTGAAACGCTACCGATAGCAGTGTTGCCGTTTAGATAATTTGATGCACTGCCTTGCATATAGAGGTTATATCGATTATTAGCAACACCAATTGTGACAGTACCTGAGTCAGTTACTGATGCTATATCACCAGAAGCTGTAGTAAATGTAAATGTCGTTGTGGTTGGGCAAGCAGTAACAACATATGTACCATTAAGCACTGAGTTTGTTAGTCCAGTGATTGCCACTGTTTGTCCAACAGGAATATTATGCACTGCAGCAGTAGTGATAGTTGCAACCAATGAAGTAACTGCTACGTTATTAATAGTAGCAGTATAAGTTGCGCCCATATTACTATAGAAACCATAGTTATTAATGCCATAAGAAGCAGCACTAGAAACATAACTATATTTGTTAGTAGCATAGCTATTTGCAGGAAGTGCAGCGCCAGCACTAGCAAAATCAATAATGTTACTGATAGTGCCTTGTGCAGTCATCGTTGGTGTAGAATAAAAACCGTATGCAGTTGTAATTACGTCAGTATTGACAGTTCCGCCGCCGTAAATACCATAAGAAGTAGCAGCGCCAGTAATAGTCTTTCCAAGGTTAACAGTTCTACCAGCAACTGCAGAAGCACCAACACCAAAATAGCCGTTTACTGTTGTACCAATAGTATTTGCGCGAAGATACTCAGTACCTGCAGCTCTGAATACATGAGCACTACCTGAGTTATAGTTTAGTGTAGAAGCGGTAACGTTGAAACCATAAGTTGTGCTGTAAAGTGCGATATGTTTGGTTAAATCTGTATTCGAAGCGGCAGTAACTGTACCAAATCCAACACCAGAGAATGTAATCGTATTACTGAAAGTTTGCGTGTTGGTCCAAGTATACTGAGCAGAGACGTTAACTGAGTTAGCGCCGATATTAATTAAATTTGTACCGTCTGATGTATACAAAATACCATCAGCCATATTGAGCGCGAGCTCGCCTGGATTAATATATTGACTATTTGATGCATTTGTGGTATTTGGAGTTCTGCCAGCTGTGCTGGTTCTCTTTACCTGAAATATATTATTAGCCATATGGCGTCCTCATATCGGTATTTACCGAGGTTTAAAATTGTTCTAAAGTATTTACTTCTTTTTTAGTTTTTTTATTTTGTTTTTCTATTTGCATTTCTAACTGTTCGATATGCTTAATCAATTTTTGATTTGCATTTTCAAGATAATTAGTTTTAGCTTCATTGAGGAGTCGAGCTTTAGTCAACTCCTCAACTTCTTTGACAATTCGTTCAATATATAAATTTACAAATTCAGTATCCATAATAACTCCACTTAATTAAAATGTTCCACCATCTAAAGTATTCCAAGCAACAGTTGTTCCATTAACTTGAAGAACATATCCGTCTGTACCGATACCTAATCTTGTTAAAGCATTGGCGGTATTACCAACCAATAAATCACCAGAAGAATATGCATTTTGACCAGTACCGCCTGAAGTAGTAGCAAGGTTAGTTGTTAGTGTTAAAGTATTAGCAGTAATAGTAGCTGAAAGAGTACCATTTGCTGTTATATTAACAACAGTTGAGTTAGCAACAAAAGCCCCACCAAGACCATATGGATATAGATAAGCCTGTAGAGCGCCAGTTGTAGAGCTTACAATAGTCAACCCACTATTTGGATTAGTTGCTGTATTAAAGATCTTATACCAAGGAACAGTTGTATTTGAAGAAGCAGCAATACGAGCAACGCCAGAATAGATAACACTGCCACCAGTATTAGATGGCGAATAGATACCAGTGTCGATAAGATCAGTTGAAAGGCCACCGTTATTAAAACCAATTTCAATTACGTTATCATTAACTTGAAGCGTGGTTGTATTAACAGTAACAACTGAACCAGTAACTATAAGGTTACCAGAAGCAGTGATATCACGCACACGAAGAGTAGATGATGTAGCGTCAATATTAGCGCCAGCAAATGTTACGTTAGAACTAATATAAGTGTTACTGCCAGATATCTGAACGTTTGAGGTAATTGAAGTATTTGTACCAGCAAGCGTTGTATTTGAAGCAAAATCAGTATTTGTTGTATTAACGTAAAGGTTGGCGCCAGAAATTGTAGTATTGACTGCAGCAGAAATAGCAGTTGAGTTAACAGTAAAGTAAGTGCCTACGTTAGCAGAAGTTGCTGCATAAATCGTAGCTGTATTTACTTGACCTGTAATATTTGCGTATGTACCAGTTACGTTGGCGTAAACTGTAGTTGCATAAACGTTAGCTGAAGCGTTAATATTTGTAAAGTAAGCATTAACACCAACAACGTTTGCGGATACGTTAACAGTACCACCAAGATAAGTTGAACCGTTTACAGATAGCTGATTCGTTGGAGCGGTATTATTGATACCAACGTTACCACCAGAAGTAATACGCATACGTTCATTACCAGCAAGAGTGCCATTGGTAAAGAAGTTAATATACGAAGCAGCTGCTGTACCGATAGAAAGATTGGTATTACCTGTGTAAATATAACCATCAGAAGGACCACTGATAGTCCAAAGAGTATTCGACCAGTTAGAACCATTAATACCAATATCGATATAGTTATTAGAATAAAGACCGTTATTATCATTAATGCTAAAATCAGCAGAGGCCGAAACGCCTGTATTACTATTCCAAATAGCAGCTTCTACATAGTTATTAATATTACCACCGATAGATAGTAAATCTTGACCAGTGCTATCCCATGCTATTTGCACGTTTGCTGTTGTATTACCCCATCCAACGAATGAGCTATTAGCAATGAATGCATTAGCTGCACCGCCCCATGTACCGACGGTATATGATGCAGCGTTAACTGTATTAGCAAGAATTGAAGTACTGAACGTAATAGTGTTTTGAAAAGTCTGGGTGTTAGACCAAGTATATTGTGCAGATGTATTAAGTGATAAACTTGCAGGTGCAACCCAATATACGTTACCATTACCACCAGAAGCTAGAACATATCCAGAAGTACCATTAGAACCATTTGCTGAAATAGCATTTGTAGATTGAATCCAACCATTAAATGTAATTGTATTTGAATAGGATTGTGTATTAGTCCATGCATACTGAGCATTTACATTAACACCAACTGAACCCGCAGAAACCCAATATGCATTAGTGCTAGTACCACCAGAGGCTAGAAAATAACCTCCAGTACCATAAGAACCGTTAGCGGAAAGATATTGTAAGGTAACATTGGAAGTGATAATCTGATTGATACCAGAAGTCGAGTTTGCAACCAATGCTTGGTTTGCAGTAAGTGTTCCTGGATTTCTAACACCAGCGATAGGAACAACTGTAGCGCCATCAGTAGAACCAATGAAGAGAACGCCTGAACCACCAGTTACGTTACTAAATGCCAGTTCGCCTGGATTTAATGTTGTTGGCGAAGAAGTCGCCGCACTTCTTTTAATTTGAATTCTATTGTTGGCCATGTTTTGGTCCCTTTATAATTTTATCTATTTATTATTTAAAAGGTCCCACCGTCTAATCCACCAGTAACATTTGACAAATCAAGCGGTTGCGCAATCCATGTTTTTGTATTTGAATCATAAACTAAAGTGTCACCAGTAGTTTCACCAGTAGAAACCACATCGGTAAGAGATTCTAATGTCGAAGCGCCACTAGCCATAGTCGGCGTCGGTATTAAAGTAACAGGTGTTGTAGTGTTTATAATGCCAGCTATAGCATTGCTAGAGACTGATATTGATCTTTTATCAGCTACTATTACATTAGTAATTGTGGTAATAGCGGAAGTATTTGATATGGTAATACCCTCGTTTTGCGAAACAGAAACTGCAACTGCGTTTTTATTAGATACTGTTACATTAGATATAATGGTCATTATTATCAACCATTAGTATAACCATTGGCAAACCATGTATTATTGGTTGAGAAAATTCCAGCAGTAACAGATGGAGTAACAGTGATAATACCTTCAACTACTCTAGAAACCGTACCCGTAGCAGTTTCTGTAATATCAACATCATAAACATATCTTCCAGCATATAAATTAGCAGAAGTACTAGCATCTAATTCTAAAGTAATAGTTCCAGAAGCTGTATTGATAGAAACATTAAATGGAACAGAAGTTTGAGAAGTATACCATTTTTTGATTACAGAATTTGCAGTAAATCCACCCAAGCTGAGCGGATCACCATTTTTATCTTGCAGCGATAAATCAGTGGAAAATGTTGTGCCTTGATCGATTACTAAGTTAGCTTTTGTAGCCATTAGATGATAGTCCTAACATATCTAACTGTTGTACTTACGGAAGCTGGTGTATAATTTAATATAATACTACTAGCATTAGAAGAAACAGTGAATACACCTAATGCGTTATTGCCAAATTCAGCGTATTCTGTAATGAAATTATTGCTGCCGCCATCGGTCGATACAATTATTTTAGATGTATATCTATTATAACTTGTTTGATTATCAATAACATTTACCAAATATTCAGCCGCATGATATGTTGAAATTAGATAAGAGTCAATAACCTGCGCACTAGTACCTGTTGTGGTAACAGAATTATTAGTAGCAGGACTATATGGAGAAACAATTGCAGACCATGCACCATTTGCATTATGATAATATTGGCCATTTGAAATTTGCGCAGCCGTTGGTATTGTCAATGAAATGTTAGCAGTTGTATTAGAGATTAATAATATAGAAGAATTAGCGATGGTATTAATACTACTATTGCCAATAGAAATAGCGTTAACTGAAAGATTAGCATTAATAGTTACGTTATTTGTTGTAATAGCGTTTGCTGTAAACGTAGCAGTAACACCAGCTGAACCTACAGCAGCGTTACCGACAGTAACAGCTGCAGTGGACACAGCATTGACGAGATAATTAGTTGTGTCAAGCCATTTCTGGAAAGTATCTGTATTTGCGATATTTGTAATTAACCAAGTCATTTATTTTATCTCTGTAATAACTGTTGAAGCATTTGCTTAATTTCGCCTAAGTCTTTTTCAACTGAATCTAATCTAATATTAGCACGTTCAGCTTTCAAAGCATTCTGTTTTTGTTTTCTATATGCATCTAAACCTACATAATCAACGCTCAAAACAGCGCCATTGTTAGGGTCTTTTACAAAACCTTCAACGTCTGTCTTCACATATTTATTCGTCATAGTTGCATCGCCAAAGCTCTAACATCATCTACAAGCGGAACAGCTGAACTGTCATTTGATTGTAAAATAATTTTGATCTGAAATCTGTTGAGAGTTGAATATTGATTGAACGATGAATTATAATATGAAAGACCAGTAGGTGTTATGATACTAGCAGCTGTATTAGAAACCGTTGATGACCATGGTGTACCAATAACAGCAGAAATAGCATTTGTTACTGACACTATTACTTGCTGATCGCTTGCAATATTTACAATAGTTCCTGGAAGTAATTGTCCAACAAAGTTAGAAGTAAACGTAAGGCTTTGCGAACCAGTTGAAGTTGCATTAGCACTTAGATTAATAGAAGTACCATTAACAACGTTAGCAACATATACTACACTATTTGAAGGTAAACCAGTACCAGTAACAATCATACCAGCTACTAAAGCAGCAGTATTAGATAAGCTAGTTACTAATGTATTACTATTCAATGTTCCCGATTGTGTATTACTAAATCCAGTAATAGCAGCCGAAGTAGTATTAACAGAAACAGTTCCGATTAATGGAACAGAAGCTTGTGTTGAAAGCCATGGAGTAGTTGGTGGTGCAACGACAAAATATTGAACATTTGCATAACCTGTACTGCTATTAAATGCGCTACTTAAAGTCAATGAAGTGGTATTTGCAATAGATACAACCTGTCTAGAAGCTTCATTAAATGTAGAATTAGCAAGGAAATTGATCCACCATCCAACTTTAACGTCTGTGCCAAATTGAGTTCCATTGCCTGTTAATGTTGTACTATTATAAACAACATTTGCTGTACCGTTTGTTGGGATCATACCATAATACTGTGGTATTACATATGTAAATTCACGAAGATCAGATGGATTGCCTGGATTAGAGAATAATGAATCACCCGTGTTGATCATAGGAACCCATGTTTTATTAGACATAGGTTCTGAATCTTGACTACTTAAAAATCTAGTCCAAACCTGAATATCAGAGCCTGGAGGTCTATAAGCAGATAAAATTACTTGAAGATCTTGTGCATCTTGTCCTTGAGCCAAAGTAACAATTTTAGAAATATATTTTGACTTTGAAGAACCGTTTGTATAAAATTCTTCATATATGAAAGAAATTGGATCGATTTCATTAGATACTAAAAGTTCTTGATTTCTTACAGTATCGATTATAGGAGAAAGAAATTCAGAATCAGTAGCCATAGTAGCGTGTAAAGTAAGAGAACTTGCTCCGCTCATATGACCAGTTTCATTTGATCTACTTGCAACTATTCTTTCATAATCATAAAGTTCATTTGATCTGCCTACATTAATAGGTGTTTCATAAGTGTCTGCTGCATATGTATTACTTGTACCAGAATACTTAAATGAAAGCGCAGTACCTGCAGGAGAAATAGTTGCAAATTGAGGTACTATGTTATTTAATTTAGCATCATATAATACGCCTGTATTAGCAGAAGCGATTAATGTTGTAGTATTTGGTCCTGGCGAAGTTGCAAGTAATGTATTTGCAAATCTATGTATTTGGATAACACCATTATTAACAAATGTACCAGACGAATTTGCAGCGTAGATAATATCTTTAACATCATCATAGTAATTGAGGATAGCATTAACAGCAGTTTGAGCAGTTGTAACCACATTACTAGTAGCTTGGAAAACATAATCTCCTGGAATAATACTAACTGTTGTATTAACCATAGCGACATTAGAAATCTTAAGAAATTCAGCTGGCTGATTATTGAAATAAGCATCTGCGCTTTGTGATGTAAATTTAGCTCTATGTAATTCAAATTTAAGATATTCAGTTTGAAGAGCAGTCCACTCAGTATCGGTTGCTCCATAAAAAGCTGTACCACCAACTGTAGGCTGGGTGTATACTTGTTGACCTGTTTGAATATCAATGTCACCTAAAACTGCGCTATAAACAAAATAATCAGGATCACCAGCATCTGGTTTTACAATAAATGCGTATTCAGTTCCATTGTTTAGGAATACAGGGGCTTCAAATTTAAAATTCGTAGGTATAGAAGAATCTGCACTTACATTAATATTAGCGTATGGTAAATGAACTTTCGAGAATGGAAGTACTGTATTACCATCTGGATAGCCGTTTTTAATTTCGCAAAGATATACGCTAACACCATAAGTGGTAATTTGAGCTTTTTGTTTGAAAAATATATCAAGTGATGTTGCAAATATACCTGCTTCGCCCGATGGAGTATTGATTGTCAATCCCTGTGCAATTGGTTCGTTCCAATTTGCATATACAGTACCAATATCTGGTCTAATTGTAATGCTAGTATTTACAGATGTAGTTACAACATTTTTTGATATAGGAACGTATGATATTTCTGGATTAATGGTTGTTAAAGTTACATTTTCTTTAGTAACACTAAGATTAGAAGCTGTAAATGTCGCAGTCGATTTAGTTGTTAATGCATCTAAACCTTGTGTAAGATCAGTTACGTCTGCAAGTTCTAGAATACGATCACCTGTTTTAAATGTGCCACCTGGAATATTAAACTGGCCTGCAACCTGACCAAACTGATCAGAAACAATAGGATCACCCCAATTACCATTTTTTTGAATAGAATGATAATCAGAAGAATCAGTTATAGATTGAGGGACAATACCTGGAGCGCAATACTGGTCGACTAAAATATTATCAAAAAATACATGAAGATTTTGATTTGGTCGCATATTATATGCATAGAATGAAACAATTCTATTTGCAATATATGGTTGCATTGAAACGTCTGTAACAATGTTACCAATACTGACAGTATTAGCATGAGGTGTAACAACTATTTGCTGGCCACCAACATTAGATGTTGTAGTTATTGTTGTAGTTGTATTTGTAACGATATAACCATTACCAACAGATAATTGCGGCGGGGCTAATACAGGTGTAACGGGTGTTGTGGCCAAAATTATCTCCTAAAAAACATAAAAATTATTAAAATGGTGGGGCAATTACAACTGGGGCGTCACTGCCATGCTTTAACGATAATGCACCAATAGTAACATTATTACCATACTTTGCATGTATTAACGCTAATGCAGCAGTTTCAGCTTCTTTTTCAGTCGTTGGGTTTTGACCGCCACCACCACCTGTAAATGTACCAATAAATCCAAGATTGACATTAGAAATAGGTGCACCGCTATTAGTAACAACAGTATTAGTAGTAGTTGAAGTTGTTGTAGCCCAATCATTCCAAATAGATCCAAATGGGCTTTGAGCGAAATCTTTCCATGGAGTAGATAGGTCAACAGTAATATTAATTGATCCAGTATTATTAGTATCAACATGATTATCATATGCAGGAATAGCTAAACAAGTACCGTTCCAAGCCATAGAAACGTGGGCGGAACTTCTATATTTAGTAGCAAACGGTTGAGCCATAAATGCTACTTCAGTGTAAGGTAGAGAAACTGCACGCCCTGTTTGTTGTGCACTTGATATACCACCATTGAATTGAATATTAACAATTTCACGAACAATTCTAGGTCTAGCAAAGCCACTTGTAGTATCGATAGCTATAGAATATTCTGGATTTGTTACGTCGCTTTGAGTAAAGTCATTAAATGCATCAACGAAAATACCATTTTTAAATCTATTAAGACCATTTGAATCTGTGACATTCATATCAGTAGCTTTTTTCTCCAATAGAGAAAGAGCCTGATAGTATTCAAGATTGGTAATTCTAGAATCTAACTTACCAATATCCTTCATAGTATATCTACGATTTGAAACTAAATTGATAGATATACCATGAGAATTATCTCTGGTTAGATTTTTAGAAAGTTGATTTATCGATAACAATGTATCAAGTTGGTCAGAAGATAATGAAGGATATGGAGGTACATTTATAGTGGCAAGAACCATCGCATTATCTGGATACAATGGAGTTTGTGGCGAATCACTTGGATGACCTTCTTTAATCTTAATTACATTATCTGATGTCATCATTATCAAATCTTTTCTTGGTAGATAATATGTATAATCAGATTGGAAATTTTTACCATATGATGGTACATTTAATGTTGTATAGACATTATATGCAACAGTATTTGAAGGATTAGTACTAGCAGCACCAATAGCGGCTGTTAACTGAGCTGAATTTGAAGTGTCACATTTACCTGTATCAGTAGCATTACTATTTGCAGGAAGTCTAAAATCTACATAATCTCTTAGTGATATTTTTTTGCCACCTTCGTCAACATAAAGAGGTATATCTTTAGTTTGTATAGTAGTAGCATTATAATAAGAAACATTTGTATAACTATTATTAAATGGGGTATTAATAGTCATGTATGTAGAATTAGCTATACTTGCAACAGTTCTAAATGTCGAATCTATTTCGATTAAATCACCAACAATAAACGAAGATGTAAATGTAGTATTATTACCAACAACTGCAGTAGAACCAGAAGAAACAGTAACAAATCCAGGAAGTCCATCATTTACAGGATATGATTCAACACTATAGAAACCTGTACCTGAAGCGGTGTTAGTTGTGAAATAATCTAACTGAACTAATAGATATGGGTTAGCTGATGTATTGTAACCAGCTGCAGGGTATAGGTATCCTAGGCTGTATCTAGTATCTTTTTGACCTGTATCAAATACGAAATTAGAAGTTATATCTTGATTAGTAAGAGAATAACTTGCAGTAGATGAACCTGTTACCAAACTAACTTGGTGTATATCACTAAACCCTAAACACCATGGTCCATTTGGATTTAATGATGTATCTAATTTAACAAAACGATTTTTATTGATAACTTTTTTAGCTGGAGTAGCAAATGTTCTTAATACATCAAATACAACATCAACATTAACTGGAGTGCTTGGAGCTTCTAAAGTATTAACCGAAAATGAAGTAGTATTTGTTACTTGTATATATGAAGAAGGTCCACCATACGCAGCAGGATACTGATTGATTGGTATAATTTTACCAGTTATGTATGTTTTTGCATATGTAGCTGTACCATTGGTCGTTGAAAATGGATTATCAACAGACAATGAAGTAGTATTAACGATAGAAGTAACAGTTCTTACATCTGTTGCTGTGCCTTGATTAACTTTAATTTGATCTCCAATATTAAAGTTAATTATGAAAGAAGTGCTAGTACCTGTCACAACATTACTTGTAGCGTTGACGCTCACAGTTCCTGAGAAATTTGCAGTATCAGTATTAGCACCAGTAACAATAAGAGTAAAATTAGCTGCATTTAAATCAGTTAATATACCAGTACCATATGGTAAAATATCAATACCACCAGCTGCAGAAGAAGGAAGTGTAATTGTTGAATCACCAACAGTGTTCATTTGGGTGCTTACACGAGTTCTATATGTATACTCAGAATGTAAGTTGTTACTTGAATCTCTTAAAGATTGTAAGCCAACATCACCGAAACTAAAAAGTTGATCTTTAGTAGAAGCATTATTGATACCGCTACCAACAACGTCGCCAATACCCTTAATGCCACCTGCATTGTAATATACAGACTGAACTTGACTAAGGTTATAACCATTGCCACTGTTCATATTAATATTAAACACATGAAGTGCATATAATGCAGTATTGGACCCTTGTGTTTTATCATCATTATATGAGAAACATCTAACTTGAGCAGTACCGATGACATTGCCTACTGGTGTTGCAGATGCAAATAATCTTTTAGTAACAGAAAATTGGGGTGTATCATATAAAGAAATTGTTCCTGCAGTATTAAATCCGAAATCACCTGCAACTTCATCTAATAGAAAATAACTACCATAATTGAATGTGATCTGTTGTTCTAATTTAGAATTAGTATCATTACCTCTACGCATAGTAATGTACTGAGTTTTTTGAAGTTCTACTCTATAACCTTCGGCATATCCAACACCTGGATTTACTCTACCGTAAACCAAATCAGGTGTTAATGCAGAAGGACCATTTGTAGTTGTATCAACGACGAATGGATTAACTACGTAGTTACCTGAAGTTTCATAAGTTCTTTTGGCGATTGAATCGTTAAGAATTGAATATAGATTTTGACCAGCAACTGATGTGGTGCTTATTGCACCATAATTATATGTAACAATTGGATTGAAGCCGCTAGTATTAGTCGAGCTATTTGATGTATCTAAAGAAACAAGAGTTGGAAGTAATTTTAAACGATGTGCACCTGGAGCATTTTCATTTGGATATCCAAGAGCATTATCAAGTAAAGATGAATCTTGATTTTCAGTTACTATTGATTCTGTTAGTTGGAACCCAACTACGTTGTTACCTGCATAAGTTCCAAAATTATTTACAAGACCATATGTTGGTTGAAGAACATTAACAAAAACACCATTGAGGAAAACTACACCTGCGTCAACATGGATACCATGAGCAGCGCCAGTTGTAAGTTGACCAGATGTAGAATTAGCATATGTATTAACAATAGCTACTATATCAGCTACGTTATTGCCTGTTCTTGGATTGACGTAAAAATTTAAAATTTCGTTATTAGAAAATACTTTGGCGCCATTGTTACCAGTATTAATATATCTTAGATAGATAACATTGGTATTAGGATAGTTCGCAGTTAAACCTGAATTACTTACGATGATTGTAGCTGTAAGGTTTGAAACAGCGCTGACAACCTGTAAATTAGCAAAAGACGTTGCATCATAAGACGCACCATTGCTTTGATAATCTTGAAGGCGAACGAATGGTACATTTGGGTCATCATGAATAGCGCAACCAGAAACGATGTTGCCATTTTTAAATGCCCAGTTACCAAAGTTTTCAATTTGATTTTGGAGGATAGATTGTATTTGAGTTAGTTCGCGAGCTTGTACAGCTGTTGAAGGTCTAAACAAAATTCGATAATATTCATTATTTGCATTAAAATCGTCATAATAGGGTGCTACATCTAAATTAGTATTAATTGGCATTTCTTTTCCCTAATTAAATTTGAATTATCAATTTAAATGCTTCATTTTGAGTATTAGATCTCGAAACTGTGCTAACTGATTGAACATAGAAAGGTTTAAAATTCTTAGTATATACACTACCTAATGTATTTATGGTAGTTTGTGCAACTAAAGTTTTCCCACTGTTAACAATATATTCACCATTTACAAAATATTTATCGCCTGTTAAATAAATTGTCGATGTGTTACAAAATACAACAGTGCCCACTGCACCTGAAGTATTACCTGTTACAGTATCACCAACTGTATATAGTGTTGAAGATAATGGTGTAACAAAACTAGCATTTAAATATGCACTAAAAGTATTTGTATCTATAACAGAAGATATTACGCCTGTAGAAGTATTCATACCATATGGATTTTTAGCTATACCTACGCCATTATATAAAACATTTGTTGGTATAGTTGCTGATTCTGTATTGGAGAATGTAAAGTATACACCTATACCTTTAGCATATAATTCTGTTACAGGATCATAACCATGACCTCCTGGAGGAGGAACAATAGCTTGAAGATTAGCACCCGAACCACCATAACTTGGATTACCAAAAACACTAACATTAGCCCAAGTTATATTTGATCCACTATTAATGATAATTGCATTAGAAATACTATTAGAAGATGCATTAATTACTGAATAAGCAAGAGGCTGAATTGTACCATCTGTTTGAATTATGATAGAAGGGGAGATACTATAACTTGTAACACCAGCTGTAACAGAAGCAGAATTAACACTGCTATTAGGTACAACCCAATTACCAGAACTGTTGGAAAAGTAATTAGCGATTTGAAATAACTGGGATGTAGTAGGTGAGCCTGAATTATACAAATAGATAGAGTTATTATTATAATAACCAAGGGTTGTATTTGCACTAGCAGCTACCTGAATAATTGATGAATTGCCACCCTGTACAATTCCATTGTGGTACGTATTATAGAAACCGCCATTAGAAATTAGTATATTATCAACGCCACTATTTTCAGCAGCTGAAGAAACCACACTAACATTGGAATAGATCGGCATATGCACATCAGTTGCAAATCTATTATAAACTGCATTGGTAATGGAAGTTATATATTTCCACTTATAGTTATCAGCTGTTTGAAAAGTAGAGGTTTGTGTAGGTAAAGCTATGGCGCTTGGATTAGAAATTGATGGGCTTCCATTTGCATTATCCATACATTTATAGATATGATAATAACCTACAGTTTGTGCGGCTGCATAAAAATTAGTATTTGATAAATCAATATGATTGTCGTATATTGAATATACAGTATTAGATGTCCAAATTATATTTGATATAACAGGAAGAAAATTACCTGAATTTAATTGTTTACCAAATATTAATTGCCATTCATTGACAAACATTTGATCTTCTGTCAAAGATGGTGTATTGGCAGAAAATGAAGCAAATGCATAATATTGCGATGTATTCGAAGAGATACTATTGTTTATCTCTTCGATAATATTTTTTGTAAAATTCGGTAAAAGATTACCCATTATTATTCCTTAAATACCAATCGCCATAAATGATACAGTCGATGAAGTAGCACTATTTGTTATTAATGTAAAGCTAGTAGCATTAACTGTATATGCAGCTGCAACAGAAGCCACAGCGTTTGAAGTTAGCGTTAGCGAGTAACAATTTGATGTAAATGAAACACCACTTTGTGCAGAAAACGATATGACGTTAGCTGTAGAGTTAGCAGTTGTAATTGCTCCAAATATCATTTTCAAACCGTTTGGTAGATATGTATAACCACCTGCACCATAAGTTGTATGCCCAGAAACGTTTGAAGTACCAAGGTTAAATGTATTTGATAAAACAGTAAGGTTAGAAGAAGTATTTACAGTAACACCGCTTGTATTAACAGTAAGAATTCTATTAGTAGTCGTTGTACCACCAGCATGGATAACGACGTCTTTGACAGAAGCAGTACCAATAGTTAATGCACCGTTAGAAGCGTAAAGATATGCATCTAATGCACCACCGATATTATAACTTGCATTAGAATATGTAGAACTATTAATACCAAGATCCACATAGTTACTTACGTCGTTACCGCTATCTGCTGCAGCAACAAGGTCAGAAGAGGCATTTAACTGAGAGTTAGCATTTTGAATAACAACCTGAACGAATCCGTTAGAAGTCAAATCAATTTCAATAGCCGCTGCAGTACCATATGAGTATGGATTTAACGCATTGTTACCAATTTGCACTTTATTATATGCAGTTGCAGCTGTACTATTAGCAACAAAGAACGGCTGGGTTGTGTTAGCTAATGTAATAGAAATAGGAGTAATGGCGATATTACCCACAGAGTTAGCAACTGTAATAATTGAAGTAGT